CGGTTCAGCGCGTCAAGCTGTACATCATTCAAATTGTCGAGATTCTGAAGTTTTACATTTTTCAGAGATTCAAGTTTTGTTTTTGTCTCTGTCAGTGCGTCACCAAGATATTTCTGCTTTTGTGTAAGCAGTTCTGTGTTTGACGGATCAACTTTGAGCAGTTTATCAACATCTTTCAGTTGAGACTGCGTTGTTTTTATTTCTTTGTTAACGTCCTGCAGGGCGTTCGATAGTTTTGTTGCATCTCCGTCTAATACAACGGTTATGCCGGCGATTCTGGAAGCCATTCCTCCACCTCGCTTTCATGCCGAAAAAGCACCGGAGTATTTCCGGTGCTTTGTAAATTAGAATGCGTCCATGTCTTCCTGTGTTGCTTTCTTTGCATATTCCTGGTCATCGTTTCCGTTTTCCGTGAACATGTCATTTATCAGTCCCACAGTCAGAAGATCGAGATCTCTTATCGAGATTCCTAATTGAACACAGCGGAGCAGGAACAACGGTGTTGTAAGCTCCCGCTCCGTCCGTGTTATTTTTTTTTACTGGAAGACTGCGTATCCATATTCTCTCCCCAGAGTTCTATGATCTCCGGGAGAATTTTATAGATGCTGAACGTGTTGAATTCGTCCAGCCACTCTTCCGCTGTTTCCGGAACGTTCTGTGGATCTGCATGTTTTGCCATAAGAAATGCTATATTCTCAAAAATCTCAAGGGAAGGAATATCGATCGTTGATGCATTCTCGTTACTCTTTTCGATTGAACCGCTCAAATCATTGAGATCACTGAATATGTCCCGTTTGAATTTGATCCGGTAAATTCTTGGAATAGCCGCAGAAGCGCGGAACGTAACCTGTTTCCCGTCGATTTCGATCGTTTTCGTAAGTGCCATTATTTACTCCTTTTCAAATTAGCTGCCGGACACAGTGACAGTTACGGTATCCGTGGATGCGGGAGAAGTTCCTGCATCGGAGAATGTAACGGTATAAGCGCCTGTAGCGTCTTCAGATGCTGCGATTGTTGCAGTTCCCGTTCCAACCGTTACAGTCAGATCGGTCGATGTTGTACCACCCTTCGCTACAGTGGCCGTAACCGTCCCGGCAGCGTTGTCAATCGTTACCGTTCCGCTTGCGGAAGGTGCAATCGTCAATGTTGCAGGAGTAACATTGAAGCTTTCAGTCGGCATATAAACAGCGGTGTACCAGCTGTTGTACTGGCTCGTTGCTGTGGTGTTCCCGGTCTTTGCTTTCACGATGCCGCTGGTGAGAGGAGTTGCCTTGATGGTAATCTTCTCAGGTTTCGGCTCCTTGGTGTCCTCTGTGGTTTCGCCTTCCATAGACGGACGGGAAGCTGTGCAGTTATAGAGCACATGGCGGATAGCCTTCTGATCTCCTTCAAACTCAAACATGAGTGCGAAGTGATTCAGCTGACGTTCTGCATTCTCAACGAGTACACCATAATCGTCGAGCTTCTCGTTGAGTGCTTTGATGCGGAACTCTTCCGGAATCAGTGCAAGCTCCAGGTCTCCGTCATAGCCCATGTTGTTGTTGATTACGAAATAGGCAATACCATCTGCATAGAAGTTTTCCGGTTCTCCGTTTGCTTCAAGAGAGAGAGATACGGCACCAGGCATTGCAATCGGTGTCTCATAGATCGGAGTTCCGTCGTCTGCGAAGGTGACCGGTGCAAAATAACATTTGCGAACATTGTATTTAACCTTATTGTTTGCCATGATATACCTCCATCATGATTGGATTATTTTTTTGATGTCTTCTTCAAGTTGTTTGATTCCTTTTTGCTCTGCTGGAGCAATATGTGCCTGCGCCTTGGTAGTCCCATTCCCGTTTTTCTTTGCATGCCCTTTTTCAATCAGGTGAGCCAGCATGTAACGTTTCGGCGAGTATACCGTCATCTCAAGTCGGACCGATGTTTCTATCGTCTTCTTCGTTGACCATGATTTCTTGTATTTCCCGCTCTTTGTAGGTGCGTTTTTCTGGATCTCGTTCTTTACTGTTTTTGCAGCTTTCTCCGTTGCCTCTTTTGTGCCTTCAATCACATCATCGGTATATTCCTTTAATGCATTCATGATTGCATCTTCGAGGCCCTCCGGTTTCACGCGCACACTTGAACTGTTTCCCATTACGCATCAAAACGGTATGACGTCTCCAGGATATCCTCAGATCCGTAATACTGCTCGTCCTTAGTCCATTGGATCGAGTTGTTTGCAAATGCTGCTTCAAGTTTAGCCTCACTTGCCTGATCCTTCACAGTTGTATACAGTTCAACGACAATTCTGTTTAAAGAGCTGTATACGATTCCGTCTGCATAGAAGTTCCTTGTTCCTTCTGTGTAGTATACCATGTATGGTACTTCCGGAACTGCACTGTCATCTGTTTCGAATTTTCGAAAAGCCACAGGAATGTTCGTACCTGCAAGCATCGTTTTAACTTCTGCCAGCGTCATGAATCATCACTCCTGTCTCCGGCTTTCTCTTCAACGTACAGCTCTATATTGTCAGCGTCGTCTCCGACGTATGTTCTGTATACGCTGTACCGTTTTCCTGCATACTCAACAGTTCTCTGCCCGTTATAGTTTGCCTTATTGGTCACCATAACAAAGGACGGTTTTAATCCGTCTTCTCCGGCTCTGAACCATTCAGATCTGGACACACTTTTTATGTGTGCCCAGACCTGTGTTGCTGTTTCTGTCGGGATTCTCTGTCCGATGGAATCAACGGTGTATGTACTTGTCAGCAGGCTGATCAAATCATCCATTCGTTTCCACCGTCCCTTTTTCTTTCAGAAGCCGGTTGTTTAGATTGTATCGAAGCATTCGTGGCAGAGGCTTTTGCGTCATGTACTTTCCTTCGTCGCGACGTTCCCTGTACAGATACGCTGCATACATCCGAACGAGGCCCTGGTCTCCATAGTCCGTGCTGTCGAGCGTTATTCCTTCCGTCTCGATGTATTTCATTGCCTCACGGATCAGCTGCGTCAGAAAGGTATCGAGAGCAGACGTTGAAATCTGAAGATCTATTTTGAGCAGCGGTAAAACCAAAGCCTCCATTGATTACGCCTCTTTCTTTGTCTTTTTCTTTCTGCCTTTTGCGTTTCCGCCGTCCGGTGCATTGTTCACAACATTGTTCATCACTCCGCCTCCAGTGTTACGTTGAGATCGAATTCATTGACACACTCTGCGCCTCCGGCTGTTGTGGTTCTCACACTTACAGCTGTTGCAGCGTCGGTGATTCTCAGCACTATGATTCCGTCGCTGTCAAGCTGGACTTCATTTCCGGACCCGCCTATCAGTTTAACGTAGATCGCATTCGCCGCGTCATCCTCAAAGTGCAGTGCCAGGTAGTTTCCGCTCTGCAGTTCAGGGTCGCCGCTGAATCCTGTATACCCTGTTACGTATTTGCTCGTTCCAGTGATACCATCCTCAGCCACCGATACATTTTCTTGAAGGTCGCTGACTACTTTGCCGAAAAGGTCTGTCTCTGCCGGGATGTCAGCATCCCCCGACAGGGTTACTGAGGGTCCGCTGCACCGCACTTGATGGCTGCGATCTTCTGTGCATTGACAACCTTTGCGTCGAATTCGGTCCATCCAACAATACCGACAGCGTGCTGGGTAGCAAAGCGCTCAAGAAGTACCTGGATTTCAAGGTTCTCAACGACCTTGCATCCGAGTCCAGACAGGTCGCCGTATACGATAGCCTTATTGTTTGCTGTGCCAAGACCAGGCATATTGTCGGAAATGTATACAGGCTTTCCGAGCAGCGTCCATCCAAATTCATTCCGGAAGTCCGGATTGAGCAGATAACGATTCTCTCCGTCTTTCAGTTTGCGGATCAGCTGAAGGGTAGCAGGAGCCATGAGCCAGCATGCATTTGCCTGGTATGCTGTAGGAATAGACATCTGTACGGAGATAAGTTCATCAGCCGTGATATAGTTCAGAGCGCCCGCTGTAACGAGCTGTGTGATGCCTGCAAGCATACCGGTTGCCTTATTGGCCGTTCCGTTGATGAGTTCGTTTTCATAGAAGTTTTTAAAAGCCTCTGCCATCTGGTTTACGATGAACGGAACTACATCGATGTCGGTGTTGTTGATCAGCTTCTTGGAGATCTTGGAAAGAGCGCCGGCAAGAAATCCGGTCATTTCAACAGTGTTGAAGTCTCCGGAGGAAGCGGTCAGCTCGTCCATTTCGTTTGCATAGGCCGCTGCTACAACATGAGAGGAAGATGCGGGATAGTAAGGAACTTCAAGAGTGCCCTTGATGTTGTACTTGGTAGCCTTCTCAAAGATCGGGCAGATTTCTCTGACCTTTGTGATGATTTCCTGTGCGATTGTCTTCGGAACTACAGCGCCGTTGTTTCCCTGGATCATGTTGTAGTCGTTGTCTCTGTGCTGAGAGATAGCACCTGCACTGGTGCGCACATAGTCTGCGAACGCCTGACGTTCCTGTGCTTCGATGTTCATTTCGGTGGTGTTCATTTCTTTTTCATCCTTTCTCTGTTCAGGTTCAGTATTCTGAGCCTGTTCGACTTCTGCCAGTTCCGCCTCCAGAGCGTCAATCTCTTCGCGGAGCTTGGTCTTTTCAGTTTCGTTGGTTGCTTTTTCGGTTTCGAATGCTTCGATTTCTGCGTTCACTGCGTCCCGCTCCTCTTCATTCGTTACCTCGTCAATGCTCTTTTCCAGTTCTGCTTCTTTAGTACGGAACTCTTCGTCCTTCCCGTTCAGAACATCAAGAGCCTTCTGTTTGTCCGTAATTCTCTTACGGAGCATCAATGCTTTCAGTGCCATAATCAGGCCTCCTTCAGTTGTTCTTTCGCTTTCAGCTTCCACGCTTCAAGCTTCTTTTCTTTCATCCCTTCGAAGTCCCTGTGTCTCGCTGAGACTGCCGTTTCTTCGTAGGCCGGGAATGTGCACACAGACACTTCAAACAGATTCACTTCCGTAATCGTCCATCTTACCGTCGTATCAGAGAATTCGGTTTCTTCTGACATGATCTGGAAGCCAAACGAGCACTGATCTACGTCTCCCCGCTTAACACGTTCATACAGGTTCATTGCATCCTGATCGTTCGGATTGATCCTGATCTTTCCCCATAGCCCGTGCGAATCTTCGCGGAGTTCCAACGTGCCGGCTTTGCTTCGGCCGAGTACCAAAGTAGTATCATGGTTGATGAGCGCACGCACATCGTTACCGAGCGTCTTTGAGAATGCTCCAGGCGCTATGCTTTCATAAGCTCCCGGCCACATCTCATACTCTGTATTGAAAACGGAAAAATAGCCTTCAATTTCCGGCTGTCCTTCCTGTTCCCGCGTTTTAAATTCAGAACAGCATGTTCTCAGCTGTCTGATAGTCCTGTCTTCGCTGTTCATTCGTTTCCTCCCTTCAGCTTCTTCTGGTCTCCCGTCTTCGATGCCGGGATGTAGTTCTCCAGAATCACCAATTCATCAAGTCCGTCTTTCGGCTCCATGCTCAAACGTTCACGCACTTCGTTTCCGGTTACAATGCCCTGGTCATACAGGCTGCTGTATACGTTCGCCGTCGCCTGCAGATCATAGGAATACAGTGATGATATGTTGAACATGAAATACATCTTTGGAGAGATCAGCAGTTTCCTTGTCAATTCCTGTTCAATTCCTTTTGCAATCGGCCGTACTGTGTTGCTGACGAATGCGTTCCATTCTTCCGCTTTGAATTCCCCTACTCCAAGGACGAACGGAGGAACTCCAAGGAGCGCCGCTACTGTTTTCTTGTCGAGCTGTACAGAATCGGATATCGCAAGATCCGTCAACGACAGTGGCTTGATCTGTTCCACGGAAAACTGATCCGAAGGAATGATCCACGGCTCACCGGCATTGTCCGTCGATATGTATTCATCGAGCAGTTTCTTTCTTCCTTCCGGGCTTGAGAATTCATCAACCAGTCCGTCAACCTTAATCACGACAGAAGGCTTCCACTTTGATTGCATGAATGATCTCGTTGTCTTATTCGCCTGGGATAGATTCTCAATGATATCTCTGACGCTGCAACGGATCCCCTGTCCCTTCCACATGTAGTACCTGTCCGGATTGTAAACGAAGTGAAGCAATGATTCTGAATCATGCGCTTTCCCGTCTATCAGAACAGAGTATGTTCCGTTCCTGTTGTCCATGAACGACACTCTTGATGCGGATATCGGCTCAAGTTCTCCGAGCATTCCTGATTCTGTATGCGGAACAACGATTGAATTCCCGTTCCCGTATAGGAGTAGGTTCATGACGATTGCGTCCATCCACGTTTTCCTGGTCATGTTCCTGCTTGGAAGAATGTCTACTTTCCTTGACAATTCGTTAACCACTCTGATGTCTCCGCGTTCTGTGTTTGCCATCAGATAGATTGTCATGGAGCTGATCAGTTCTGCGATCCTCATGCAGCCGGAGACAATTTCCGGATTGTTGTCAAGAGAAGTATATCCACTTCTTATTGCGTCTCCGAGCATGATATCATCGCTCACCAGTGCTACAGATCGTTTCTGCATCTGGTTTATATTTTTAAGTCTCTTCTTGCTCACTCGTCATCATCACTCTCCTTGGTCTTGTCTCCCCACCAGTTCGCCGTCTTCTGTGTTTTTTCTATGCTTTCCAGATACCGTATGCATGCGAATACTGACGCGTCAAATAGGTCGATTCTCGTTTTTTCCTTTGCTTTTTCATACTGCACCATGTCATCTGTCTTTTCGATTGCTGACACATTTGCCACACAGTATTCATATGCTTCGCTGTGCATGTAGTACAGTGCTCCGTCTTTGGCCGCTTTCTCAATGTGCCGGAATCCCTCCGACTTCTTGTAGAAATACTGTGGCTGGTCGAAGATCCGGAATCCTGCTTTCTTCATTTCAGCGAAATACTCGCGGCAGAATTTGCGGTCATGTCCAACAGCAACAATCTTGAATCCGCGCTTTCTCATGTCGATGAACCATTTCACAACGTCTGCCTGGTTCACCGTTGGCCCGTCGCACATGGTCAGAAGTCCATCGTCTTCCCAGCCGAACAGAGGGATTCCGTCCTCTTCTGCTTTCCGCGCTGCCTGGATCCGAGGGAAGAATGCATGTGTGATCACGATGTCCGTTCCCTTGTACGTTCCGTACAGTGCCGATGCCGTAAGGTCATACATCTTTGAAAGGTCAGCTCCGCCGTACCATCGTACCGGCAACCGCGCAAGCTCTTCAATCGTCCAGTTATACTTTTTGTCTGAGCACTTGAACTCGTCAAGATTGAAATATGCTTTCTGTGCCGAAGTGTATATATTCAGCGATCTGGAAAGGAAGTCCTTCCTCTGCTGTGGGTCATTCTGTGCCTGCAGTGCATCGTTCTCCAGGTCTGCCGGTCTGATCGTCACTCCGTAGTTTGGATTTGCTTTTTCAAGCTGAATCGGATCAGTGTAATCAACGGATCCGTCCTCATTCTGGTCCGCTCTTGATACAAAGCAGAAGTAGGAATCGTCTTTCACCATCCCGCTCACCACTTTGCATGCATATTGAAGACGCTGGTAGCAGAAGGAATTGACATTATCTCCGGCTGTTGTGATTCCGATCATCAGTTTATTTGTGTAGGCCTTCATTGCTTCTTTGAATCGGTTGTACTGCGCCGGTGATTTGAATGCGTGCATCTCGTCCGCTATCGCAATGTTGCAGTTGAATGAGTCCTGTTTATCGACCGACGATGCCAGTGCTTCTATGTGTATCGATCCTTCCAGCTCTCCCTGTGCATTCTGGAAGTCCTTGTGTATGGAATGCTCAACGTTGTTGTCGCGGATCCGGAATTCCTTTGCTATGTTGTTGTGTTCCAGAGAGGCGCGTATGAACTCAAATGACTGGTTTGCCTGTTTCTGCGATGCAGCAACAATGTAAATCTTTGATCCGGACGTTCTCTGCAGAAGTGCTATGGAAAAAGACAGCGCTCCAATGAACGTTGTCTTTCCGTTCTTTCGCGGTACAAAAATAAAAGCCTCTTTGTACCTTCGTTCGTCCGTTCCCTTCCGGTAGAATCCAAGAAGGTTAAATACTATGAATACCTGCCATGGGTCAAGGATCAACGGTTTCCCTGTCAACGGGTTTCCCTGTAGATCTTCGCCCTGCTTATGTACCATCGTCCGTTCGATGATATTTAGCACGAAGTCTGCATCTCTGGTTCTCAATTCCAGGTCGTCCCGCTCCATGTCTTTCAGGAATCTGTCGGCTGCCTGTATGACCTCTTTTCCGGCCAGCTTCTTTCCCGTGCTTACCGCTTTAGCATACTGAATAGCGGTATCAAGATAGTTCTTTGCCAAGTTGATTCAGTATGTCGCCGAAGCTGTCTTGTTTCTTCGGCTTCATAGC